AATACTAGACCCCGATCACGTCATCCCGGATACATCACGCGTCACTCACGTGATGTATCAATGGGCCTTCATTCTTTCCTCCTTATTGGGCCAAGCCCAATATAATCCTTCTCCATATGGCTTCGCAGAGTAAACTAAAACAATAACAATAACCCAATTGTTATATTATTAATACCAAATGTATCCTCTTTACATTTATAATGGGTTCTTTAACCCTCTTAATTACAAATAACTGAATAACAAATATCATAATACATTATTATGATATTAATGCCAAACTAATACAAACTTACTGGAACCTATTACATTTACTAACTGACGATCATTTCTTCTTCCTGAGCCTATCCCATATATCCTGCAGAAGATTCTGCAGATATTCCTCATCGTCTGAATGTAAATGTATGTTACCCAGTCCTATAGAGTCCAGATGCTTCATAACATCTTCTTCTGCAAAGAAATCCTTCTGACCTGCAGATGTTGAACCTTCTTCATCGGAAGAACAATGTTCTTCTTTTAACTTCTTCAACAGAGTCTTCTGAAACTTCCCAACAGGCTTAAACCATCTTGATAATATTATACCAGCAACATAACCCAGAACCATGTTGAAAATAGAACTAAAGTTCAATAATACAATTAATAAAATGATTAATTGTATTAAACGTACCATAGTTGCTGGTATTCCAGAGGAGGAGAGAGAACCCAGTTCTAGAGAGAGAAAAACAATTGAATTATGAAATTCAATTCCTCCAACGCTCCTTTTATAGACCTGTTAAAGTAGTGTGAACAGGTCTTTCTTATTACGCGTACTGAGTACGCTCCATTAAAGTTATTCCACCTTTGCTTCCACTCGAAGCAATGTATAGTGGATGACAACTGTCATCCATTACTTTCTTATTTTTTATTATCCTTAAAGCATTTAAGTGGTCCCCATTCCTTGTTCTGTTTTAAAAACCTCATGTGACACTCACGTGATGTTCCCGTCCCGTGATCGGGGGT